GCTGGTTCTGAATACCTGCTCTCTCTTTACAGAGCTGCAATCTCTGACTCCGACACCTGGGCAGAAGCCGAAAAACTTCGCTCGGTTAAGTTTGGAGAAAGGATCGTTGCAAGCAATCGTTTGTTCTTCGTCCCAAAGACAGCTGAGATCTCGCGAACTTGCTGTACTGAGCCTCTTGTAAACATGTTGTTACAAAAGGCCCTCGGTGCTTTCCTGGAGAGTTGTCTAGCAAAGTCCTTTGGCGTAAGCCTGAAGACCCAGCCCGACTTCAACAGGGAATTAGCTCGCATCGGAAGCGTAGATGGTTCCTTTGGAACCATTGATCTTCAGAGTGCGAGTGATAGCATTTCATGGTCGCTCGTTCAACGGATATGTCCTAATAACCTCTTAGGTTATTTCCGGCTTATTCGTAGTGAAAGGACTATCCTCCCAGATGGTTCTGAGACCGACCTGAATATGATTAGCACAATGGGTAACGGTTTCACGTTCCCATTGCAGACGATCATATTCGCGTGCGCTATAAGAGCCGTGTATCAGTTGATGAATCTCGATTCACACTGCCCCAAAACCCAGTTTGGTGTCTTCGGAGACGATATTATCGTCAAGAGAGAGGCTTACGCCTTCCTCATCCGCGGACTTACTAAACTAGGCTTTAAGGTAAATGATGATAAATCATTTAATACGGGTTCTTTTCGCGAGTCTTGTGGTTATGATTATAACAACGGGCACTTTGTGCGCGGTGTTTACATCAGAAGCCTTGAGACTGTCCCAGACGTGTACTCTGCCATCAACCGCCTTAACCGGTGGTCGGCAATGGCAGGAGTCCGCCTTGTTAACACGATCACGCTTCTTGGAAGGTTCTCTAAGCGCAAGCTTCGGGTACCCTTCTCGGAAAGCATTGACTGTGGAATTCAGGTGCCATTCAAACTATCCAGCCCCAAAGTAGACGATCGGTACTGGTTCACCTATCGCAAGATGGTGAAGGTACAGCGTAAACTTAGGGTTCCGGATAGCGTGGATGACTCGCGACAGTTAGGCTATACTCATTTCAACGAGTATGGTTGGGCTGTCACGTTCCTGGGCGGGTTTGCACGACGTGAAGATCTACTCTTTAAATCTGAAACGGATTCAACTCGAGAGTTGGATCCTGTCAATTACCCAAAAGCATATATCATGCCTAGGGAATTGGATGGAGTAGGTCGTATAAAAGTGGTTCGTAAATCAATCCCTTATTGGGATTGGCTCGGACCCACTGAACTTCCGGAGAACCATCCATGGGACCGTGAGGCTCTCGTGGATGAACACAGGAAGTTCTTTAAGTACGGCGGCTGGGAAGCCGCCGTACTGGCTAACTTGGGCTCTTGCCTGAGTTAGGGGAGGATTACCCCCCAAGGAGTTGCACCGTCTCGGC